AGTCCCAGAGATGATTGTCCTTGTGACCAGGGCAGGTCCAGAATCCTGTCTGGTCGTCGATGTACTCGCTGGTCAGATGCCGGGCGTGGGATTTTTTATACCCCGCGTGCATGTGCCAGGCTCCCGGATCACTGGGTGATATGTTCAGTTTGCCCGAGAGTAGATTTTTAAAATAGTTGGTGTCCAGCCGATAGAGCATGATCCCGCCCGGTATGGGCCGTTTAGTGCCGGGATAGCGGTCAATAATCGTGGGCGGTGGGACAGGTGAGCCCTTGATGGTCCGCTCTCCTGCAATGGGCTTTATCTGGGGATGCAGCCTGCACCAGTCATACACCGCCGCCGTTCGATGCCCCTGGGAATCTATCATGCCGGAATACACCGGCAGCGCCTGCCCGTTCATCTTTTCGTACACATCATTGAATAGAATTTTATCCAGACCGGTGAACGAATCCACAAACCCCTCCCGTATCCCCCAGCTCTCCAGCTCCGGCCCCAGCTTGAACGCGCGGATCTCGTACCAGAAACCATTGTCCTGGGTATCCATGGCCGCCAGGAGGATGTCCGCATCATCAGGCACCAGCATCTCCGGGCGGTCGTCGCACAGAGCAAGGATGGCATCCTCTTCCCGGCTGACCTGATAATCCACCCAGGGCAGGGCCTCAAAACGGTTCCGGAAATCCTTCATCTTGGTCTTGTCGTGCATGGCCTTCAAAAATGCAGCCGCGTACTCTGCCAGGGTCACAAACCGGGAAATGAGCCCGGGCAGGTGAAACCCTATCTTGCGGGGCCTGCGTGCCTTGAGGGACGCGAACAGCTCCACCCCGGAATCCTCGGCCACCCAATACCCATCAGACACCGCCTTGTTCCGGAGATGGTCGGTCCATGTCCCGGCACACTTGGCGCATTCGTACCAGGCCGCGCCCGTGGATTCCACCACCTCTGCGTCAGCCTCAGACCCGCCGGTCCAGCGCACCTGCTTTGTGGTCATGCACTGCATCTCTCCGCAGAGCGGACAACGGACCAGATAAACAAAGCGGATCTGCGCTTCATGCTGATACGCCTGCCAGATGGGACCCTGCTCAATGGTAGGGCTGGAAAGCATCCAGATTTTCCGACCATATCCATACGTAGTCGCCCGGGCACGGCCCAGGGATATGGGATCGGCCTCGCGCTTGCCTGCTGTGTCCGGGTACTTGTCCACCTCATCGAAGAGCACATACCGGCAGGGCTTGTTAGCCAGCTGCGACGCAGACTGGGCCGATGCTGTGTAGATGGTCATGTGCTGGAGGTTAATACGTGTTGATGCCTCGTCCTCGTCCCGCCCCGTGCGGTAGGACCTGAGCCGCAGGGATGATTTGATCATGGGTAAAATTCTATCCTTGGCATTTTCCCGGGCGGTTTTGTCATCCGGGAACACGTACAGGATATCCCCTGGGTCAACATCGATGCTCCGGCCTGAAAAGTTGTGCTCGATCTCCGTTCCGCCGCTTTGCGGAACCTTGCAGATGATCACCGTTTCCACACAGGGCACAACGGATGCATCCATAATCCCGGTCAAATACGGCGTAGTCTCATTCTTCCACGCCCCGGGCAGGGCCGACTTGATGAGCATCCTATGCTTGGCGGCCCACTCGGACACAGGGATCATGGCCGGCTTACGGATCACCTTGCGCTCAGCGGGAGACGGCACAAAATCAATTTCCTGACCCCGGGAGATTGATGCCGCCAGACGTTCCGGCATGACATCGATGACGGATGCCGGAACGCGGAATGTGCGCGCAGGTCTACGCATCGGCTGGCTCGGCCTCCAGGAGTACGACGTGGAACTTTTCCGTATTGGCAAACTCGTTCAATTCCTGGCGCAATTTTGCCAGCACCGTTTCCAAAAAATCCGGAATAAGATCCTGCTGACCGTTGACAATGGCCACCAGATCCGGAGCCGATGACCGGAAAAAATGGGTCAACGCCTGATCCATGACCAGCCACCGGGACGCCATTTCCCGGTACAGGTCAGACCTGAGCATATACTTCCCCTGGTCCCGCTCCATCTCAAACGACATTTTATCAATCTGCTGCTTGAGCCGGGCAACCTCCCCCTGCAGCTTCTCCCGCTGCAACTGCTCCAGGTCCTGAGTTGCAGGATCGGCCACATCCGGAGACTTCCCCAGGGTCAGATTTTTACGCGCATACAGATCCGCGTCCGACTTATAGACCTTACCATCAGGCCATACATATAAAAGCCCCTTATCCCGGTCCTTATACAGCTTGGATTTCCCGATCTTGTACCCCAACTCCTTGAGCCATTTGGACGCCTCAAGGAGATTCGCCAGCCAACGATCAGCAGGCACAGCCCCGGCAGGGTCCCCGGCATCATCAGGATACAGGGCCTCCAGCCGGGCAACCAACGCATCCAACCCCGAGGCCGCAGCATCCAGGTTGCGCTTATTCGCAGCCGACGGATCATCCTTGTACGATTTCAGACAGGAGATCCGGGCATTATGCAGGATTGCCAACTCTGCGGATTCCTGCTCCGTGCATTTTTGTTTTAGGGCTTCGATGGTGGTCATCCTATCTCCCGTCTTTCCAACCATGCCTGCCAACAACCAATCAATGCTGCCTCTGTCGCCTCGCCGTTTTTTTCCAGGGGGCATTGCCCATCAAAATCCCGATGCACACATCGAAACCCCATACGGTCGCTGTGATTCACGAAATGCTCATCCAGGTACGCAAGGTCCATGGGACACGACCACCCACCGGGGTTGGCATCCAGATTGATAAACGCATGGATCGCCCGGTCTCTCTGCTGCCGCAACCAGGCCACCTCTTTCTGTAGTGCCTTGATTTTTATCTGCATTGATTCGCTTAGCGCGTCAGCTCCTACGTTCATACTCGGAGGCGCATTAACAACATTCAACGTGATTTTAATATCCGCTTCGCTCATCCCTTCCTCCAAAAATTCCCTGCACTGATTGTCTTATCTGGATGGCCACCCACCCACTCCACCACGTCCTGGTCCATCACCAGCTCATTGGAGATCCTCAAAATCATATCCCAATGAGCCTTTTTCCGGGCCCACGTCTGGTCATACTCCAGCCGTAATGTATCCCGCTCCAGCTGCAGCGGCCCCTGACTCATGAGGCCAAAGAGTTCCTGCACCCCGGCAGGTTCGCCCTCAGTGACCGGGGTATCGGTTGCTCCCCTATATTGTGCCAGCCCCTGGTCAATTGTCTTGGTGGTGATGCGCATCCCGGGGCATGCAGACAAATATTTTTTGACCGGCTCAGCCTCCAGCAGCCACGACGCCCGGCGATAGACTTCCCATCGTTCTTTGTTCGTGCGCACCCACAGCTGATCAACAAGCACCTGCGCCGTGTCCGCATCCACCTGCAGGGGATACTGGCGCAAAATCCCCAGGAGTTCCCGCAACGGTTCCGGCAGACTCTGGTCCTCAAAACGATTATCCCCATCAAGATCCGGCATGACCGGAGGTGCGCTGGCCCTGCGTATCCTTGCGGCCTCTTTATCCAGCCGACGCAGTACGTGCCCGGGAATACCGGCGCGGACCCATGCAACAACATCCAGGCCGTGGTCCTTGACAGCATCTCCAACATCCTTGCCCATGGACGGAGGCACTGGCCACCGGATAGCCTGTGGAAACTCAGCCGCCCAGAACTTCCAGCAATTCTCCACCCCGGCCTGATCGTTATCCAGGGCCACCAGGATCACATCCGCCCGGCGCAGGATTTCGGCGGCCTCAGTTGTCGGCCTCTTGGTTGCGCCACCCAGGCCCATGGCCCCGACATGCAATCCCTTTGTTTCCTGCCAAACCAGCGCGGCATCCCGTTCCGTCTCTACGACAACCCACACCGTCCACTGAGGCCGGCCGTAGGTATGAAATCTGTTATTCTCTCCGCCGGGAACTTCCCAATATCGGAGCTTCACCCCCCAAGATGTCATCTCCTGGGGCCGACGGATCTTGATTTTAACCAGCTTGCCACCGGAATACATGGGCATGACCAGCCCTTGAGGGAGCCAGATTTTTTTATTCTTGCCGGTCTCGGGATTGATGACCTCGGGCAACCCCCATGATCCGCGCGG